TTGGGATAGACATCAGCCGTGCGCCAATAGCTGTCTATCTTTTCCATGGTGGCATCTGTCTTGTGATCGGCACGGAATGGATAAGTGATATCAATATCATCCGTATCACCCATGTCAATCTTCTCAAGATAGATACCATCGGGCCTCTCTACTGCAAGAAACAAATTCTCCTTTACAAACTTGAAGTGGAGTATCTTCGTATCCGGAGGGAAGATCCAACGACCCCATGCAGACTGAACCTTGTCAGCACCTTGCCATAACCAATCGTAAACATACAGGTAATTGTCATGAGCATCTGTCTTGATGATCAGCATGTTCAGGTTTGTCGAAGATGCCATCACGGTCGGACTCCCTTCTAAGAACTGCTTCACATGATCTGTTACAGGTCTTGCCCGTTTGGTGTCCGTTACGGAATCTGTGAAGAACTCTCGAACACCAGTGAACCTCCCATAGTCAAAACAGAAGAAGATGTTATCACCCGATGCTACAGGGTCCACTGCCAGCTCTGATCGAAACTGTGTAGCTTGTCTTAATGTGGCGGTATCCCTTGTAACAGGTTTATCCCCGGACATAATGAACTGTCCCTTGGTGCTGAAGAATACAAGATCACCATCATAAGAAACCGCAGCCTCTAAGAAGTTCACCTGTGCCACATCAGCATAGATATCAATCGGATCAGTATCCAATGCTGCTTGTGCAGTCTCCCTGTAGAAGTTGAAGAAGTTATCAGATCGGGTCATGATAACAGACTCACCAGATGTAAAGAACAAACGATTCTGAAAGATGCCAACAGATTGAATTGTCGCAGGGTTGGTTGCATCAATGAAAGTCGGCTGCGGGTTGGTAGCTGCATTCCCAACCTCCCTGCTCTCCCACTCTCCCGGCCTCAATGTGAACTGAGCCTGTCCTGTCGTTTCATTGAAAGAGTCACGCACCAGTACATGAGGCATGGTTGCCGGGTCCGCACGTACTGTGAGGTCAGGGGCAATAGTCTCCCTCCATGTAACATGAGTCGATCCGGTATTGATAGCTTCAAGCCAGTAACTTGAATTTTTGACTGAGGTGGCACCGGGTGGGTCCACTTCGACTTTGAACCCTTCGGGTGCCCTGCCGGGAAGCAAGGTAGTATCACTGATCTTACCCTTGATGGCAACAGAGTTCTTATTATTTGCATCGTCCTGAACAGCTATGGTGAAATCATTGGTATCAATCCGTTGGAGTGTGATGACATTAGCATCCAGAGATACGGTGTATAGACTGGTAATATTCTGCCCGGACAAAGAGATACCCCATTCTGGGGTAGCTGTTCCTGTCGTCAATATCTCATAGAGAATGCTGGCGAGATAATCCGGCTGAACTGCATTCGAGTGATAAGGCTCTCCTCCATCTGGTATCTGGATTGCTGCCACTTCACCACTGAAACCTTCGAGGGTCACAGAGAGCCTTTGTGCATAATCTGCGAACTGGACATAGATCAAGGCTTTGTTTTCAGCCGCAGGGGATTTAGTGGAGGTATCCTCAAGGATCTTTTTCTCGGTATTGACCATGAAAGTGTAGTCACCGATAGTCATCATCTTGAGATTATCATGGGCATCATCCATAGTGAGATAGGCGATGCTTGTACCCTCAACAGTAACAGGGTGATCCTGTGCAAGATACCCGTTTATGGCAGGTGACCACACCCGAACCAGCCCATCTGTTTGAACTGCCATGAAGTACTCCTCGCCTGTCCCTCGTTCATAGTGATGAAACTTGGTTGTATCAGCGGGGTCAATATTCAACAACTTCAGGAGAGCATGAGCGCCGGGCCTTGTCGTGAGGCCACGCACTAAGTCAGGCTTGAAGTTGTCTGATTTGGTACACTGGCCGGGAAGCCTTACCTTCTCCGGCTGCTGAGAGACACCCTGAATCGGCCTCCCTTGGTTGCTGGTAATATAGCTCATCTCACCTCCTTAGTATGTAAAGCGTCTCGGGAAGATAGCGAGGCCACCTGTGTTTGAGTTCCTGCCACCGACAAGAGAAAGGAATGTAGATGCATGGGTGTTATCTCGCAGGTAATTCCTCTTGGTGTTCCTTGCATCTTCCTTGAGCATGGCATTCATTGCATTGTCCTCATCAACTCTTTGGAACTTCCACCTACGTTCATCAACCTCCAAGTCCTGAGCGAAGGTTCGTCGGGCAGTGTAGGTTACAGCCAACCTTGCCAGCGGTGGCATATCATCGAAGGGAATCGAAGTGATGAATGCGAACTCGATATACTCTCCGTTCCCTACCTCGGCCAACAGAATACGCATGTCATAAGTGTGGTTCACAAGATCATACAGCTTGCCACCCCGGATGGTAATCTTCATAGCACGGGACACTCCAACAGTTACAAGAGAGATGGCAGAACTTGGAGCATCAATGAAACCTGTAGACTCATTGGGTATGAGCTTCCAGTTGTATTCCTTGTTGAACCAGTACCCACGGGCTTGGATATCCTCGGTGATCTGGTCTATGGTCTGGCCTGCCAATGCAGCATCCAGATCCGGGTCATCTTCGGTAGCCACGGGAGCAACCCCGATACCACGAAGGCACATATTGATTGCATCTAAACGAGTACGAGACATAGTTCCTCCTTACGAAAAAAGCCCCCTACCTTGAAGTAGGTAGAGGGCGGTCTCACGTGTGAGACTATTTCTTTTTCTTACGTTCTTTACTGGCATGGATAGCAGCGATCTGAGCCTTCGTGGGTTTCTTCTTGAAGGTTGCAGAGTCACCATACTTCCAGCCGCCCTTGACTTTGGTTATAGGCACAGCCTACCTCCTCTCACTCACTATGAGTAGGTCTTGGTTGCAGAAGCCTTACCCTTCGCCTTTGCAAGAACAGCCGCGTTGGGTGTGGTTGCCACGGTGGAACCGACAATGGCGATATTATCGTACCTGTCGGGAGTGGCACCCTCGGAGAACCATGAGTCGATGAAGAAGCCCTTGGTCTTCTTGTCGAAGAAGATGTCGGACTGAAGGCCGATGGTACGGCCAGCGAGAAGGGCATCGGAGTTGTAGATGACGGCATGGGCTGCCTGCATGTCAGCGGTCACATCGTACCTGTTGCCGTTGTTGGCGTTGGACAGGAGATGGTTGGTCGCACCGTCATGAGGATTGATCTTCATCTGAGTGAACTCAGTGGAACCCATGATGGGAAGGTTGTATCCCTTGAGCGTACCCATGAGACCGGAGAAGCCGGGGCCGGTGGTCTCGTTGGTTCCACCAGCAGCCTGAGCGATCAGGCCAAAGTCAACGAGCAGGCCGAACTCTGCGATGGGAACGATACACTTCATACCGACGAGGGGCACACGCTGAGTAACGAGACCCATGATGGCGATCTCGATGGCGGATACGAGCTGGTAAGGGTCCTGTGCCTGTGTGAGGTCATCGAGGAGTTCGACGTTGATCGCCACACCCTGACCGGATACACGGGAGACACCGCCTGTGATGGCATCACCGGGAGTGGTTGCGAAGGGATCGTAGATTCCACCTGTCAGGCCACCGGCGAGAAGCTGCTGGATAACCATCTGATCTTCGAGGGTCTTGAGCTTGCCCATCTGGTTCTTGGCGAGCTTGTCCATGACGGAGAAGTCGTTCTGGATATCATGCAGGGTGTGAACGGTGTTACGACCGAGGACGATGGTATCCACGACCAGTGCGTTCTTGGAGAAGTCGGTGTCCGTGGGTTCGGGTTCCTGACCGGGCGTGAGGGTCTGGAGCTGAGTGTCACCCACGTACTTGTTGGAGACGATGTTGGTGCCTACGACCTCCTGCACCTGAAAGGCAGACAGAAGGTTCTCACCTTTCTGGTAAGCCTCATGTACGGTGCCGTTGAACTTCTCGATGAGCAGGGAGTCCACCTGTCCGTTTGCGTCCACTCCGGGGTTGGTAAGATTCTGAATTGCGTCAGGCATATTTATAATCCTCCTTTGTAATGAAAGGTAAAAGAAGAAGAGAGGAAAGCCACACTGCTAACCTCTCTTAACTCTCTGTTTATTTCTTATTCTCTCTGGTTATCTATAGAGCAACTTAATTATTTAGATGCCCTTTGCCATACCAGCACGGCGGCGTTTATCCCACACTGCCGGGTCTTTCCGGTATTCGCCATTGGAGAACGACTCTTTAAACTGAGCCGCCGTGATTGCACCTCCCCCGGTCTCAGGATCGCCGCTGTTTGATCCATCTTCAAGATCAAGGGTAACAGGTGCCACAGGCTTACCGGAGGCATCAAACTGGCTCCACAGATCTTTGACCATGAGCTGCTGCACCCGAAGGGAACCTGATTCCATGACCTGATTGAACTCGGCCAGATCATCGTCGGAGAGATTCGATGTGGCGTAAGCGCTCAAATCGTCCCACCTGTCCTCTCCACCCATCATCTCCATGGTTGACTCCCATGCTTTCGTGGAAGCCTCTTCAGCGGCGACTGTGTTCGTCTTGTGGTCACCGATCAGGGCGTCATTCTTGGCCTTGATCCCGCCGAGGTATGAGTCAACCTGCCACTTGCCGAACTTCTCATACAGTGTGGTCATGGTCTCCTCGCCAAGCGTGAAGTCCTCTGAGCCGTATAACTCCTCGGAGATGGCCTTTGCATCAATCCCGTTCTCAGCGGCGAAATTTGCCACCTCTACGGGGATGGAGACGGATACTTCATAATCACCATACTTCACGCCATCAAAGGTGATGTCCTCTGTGACGGCCTCAATGGTGCCTTCCGTGGGAGCAACCTCGGGAGTAACAGGGTCGGTCACGGGAGCGACTTCGGGGACGACAGGGGCCGGATCTACCGGGGTCACGGGATCAACTACAGGTGCTACGGGATCGACTACGGGATCAACTACTATTGGTTCAGCCATTTATAAGCCTCCTTCCATTTGTGATTTAACGATATCAGGGGCAGCGTTGACTGCTGCATCCTGCATAGCCTGATTCTGTTGGGCTTTCTGTTCTGCCTTCTGCTTCTCTGCATACTCATCATCGGTCATCATGAATCCGAGCTTCATGGACAGGCCAGCAGCCACCTCTCTTGCGTAGGTGTGCCATTTCATTCTGTCCTGAACAGGCAAGGGCCATGTCTGCGGCATCTGCATCAACTCTGTGAACTGTTGGATCTTATCCAGATCGCCTACTTTGCCAAGGGCTGCCAACCCTGTGACGATGGTGGGAATGACCTTCTCGAAGAGGGGGAATCCGATACGCTGTAAGTACAGGTTTGTGAGAGGGTGTTGGTAGGTTTGGGCAAGGAGGGAGTAAGCACCACCCAAGGAGATCTCCATCTCCTGAGCGTCAATACGAAGTTCAACAGTGGTCACCCTCTCTGCATCTCTCCTGACTGCGGAGTTCATGAGGAAGGCTTGACCGATCCGGCGTTCATACCTTGCCAGAACATCTGAGATGGGTTTGAAATCAGCGTACTTTTCAAGCTGCAAGATGCCGATGTCTTCAAGGTTACCGAACACCCATTCACCTGTGGGTGCAGTGGACACCTCATCAATATCGGTGACACTACCCGGCTTGACAAGATATTTGATATCGGCCATGAGCGCCATACCTTTGGCGATAGCTTCAGACAGAAACTCCACAACATAGAAGTCACCTGCATGATCCTCGCACAGTCCTCGGCCATAGTCCTCACCGAAACAAGAGTTCCAACGAAGGGGAATCCATGGCAGCTGATTCTCGGGTATCTCCTGAAGATCTTTGATCTGGATACCAGAGCAGGATTGCGTGACTGCAAAAGTGTTGTGGTTGATACGATAGACCCATGTGTAAATCTCCACGATGTCATCGTTCTTCGGAGCAAGCTGTCCCTTGATGGATCGGATACCAGCCTGCACATCCGGTGTCAAGGTGCTGAATGCCTTCTTGTGAAGGATGACAAGTTCGGTGAGCTTTCCACTCAGATCACGTTGAAGCACATATCGGTTCAGCTTGATGGCCTGTACATTCCCATCAATAGGGCAATACATAAGGACGTTACCCGAGATCAGAAGATTTTTGAATGACTCAGTATAAGCCACCCTTGCTGCCACCTTCTGCTGATACGTTGCCGCCCTTTCTTCTGCTTCTACAAGCAATTCGGTTAACTGTGTTGGATCATATCCTGCATCCACCAGTTGAGCCTTGGTCTCTTCATCAAAGGCCAACTTGAAGTAGGATTTCTGAGCAGGGAACATGGTTATGACAAGTTTATTCGACAGGTGATTCACGGCTTGAGCACCAAGACCTTGGTAGCCATGCTGATTCGCAGCACCACCACGGTCCATGTCGTCACTGTCAGGAATTACATAGGGTAAGGTGAAGCGGCTGTACTCCTTGGCTCGATCCAGATAGGAGTTGCGATCCGAGGAGAGTGCAGCATATCTCCCCCCGATATCGACTGAGCTGCCCTTACCCTGCTTCGCTGTATTATACAGAGCTTCGGACATTCACACCTCCTTATACGCTAAGACCGGCCACAGGAGGGGCACCGGAAGGTTTGGTCAAGGCACGTTTACCTTTGGTTTTGAGATCAACCCCTTCGATCTCTTCGGTCCCGAGTTCGATCTCTTCGGGTTCAATCTCCACAATTCTCTCGGGCCTCTTGGCCGGTTCTGCTGCTCCTACATCAGGTGATCCGATAGCATCCTCCTTTTCTTCTCTATGGCTTTCCAGCCTTTACAAGTCTTGGCTTTGCCCGAGAACAGCTTGACCATGTTACCTTGGTTCAATCCATTCTCTCGGCAGAACTTTCTGAGGTTATGTATCTCAACTCTCTCACCCTTGGGTGATCTCAGAATGTAAGTCTTTGCAAAGGTATGCTCGTTGTTGAGCTGACTGTCACACCATTCGAGATTAGCTTGATAGTTATGTGCTTTGATTTCATCAATGTGGTTGACCTCATCATACTTATCAGGGAAGGGGTTATGGATAAAGGCACGGGCTACAAGCACGTGTATCCCTAAGTCCTCCCTATATGTGTCATTGTACAAGGCAACCTGATGGTATCCTGTCTTCTTGATACGGGGTTTCAACCCTCTGCCTGTCTTACTGTTCATCACACGGCCATCGTTGCTGACAAGGTAATTGTCAAATCCTCTTACGATCCGCCATTCTGTATTTCCCATTGATACACCTCCTTGGTTAAAGGGTTTTATAAAAGTTGGCACCGCCGGGTTCATACCCGAGGTGACGGTAGAGGCCGGATGCGGCCTTATCTTCGTTGATCCCACTGTTCGCACCCACATGGATGGCTTTGGCACCACAGGCTTCAGCCCACTTCTCGAAAGCAACCACCAGCCCAATGGCAACTGAGGCATTCCGGTGTTCAGGGTGGACATAGAGAAACAGGTCACGGGCAATTGGATCTGCTGTCCATACCTGCCCCATGATAGTTACCCATATGAAGCCAACGATCTCGCCTTCTTCGACAGCTATGAAGATCTGCTGATCCTTGTCCTCGATGGCGAGGGCTGCATACTTGACAGCACGCTCGGGATCAAAGGTGAGATTGCCCCACCTGTCGGCTTCTTCCACGTAGGTCTTCGCCAGTTGAACAAGCCAGAACAAATCAAGCTCAGTAGCTATTCTTATTTTCGGCATTTACGATCTTCCTCCTGATCTCTTCGAGTACACTGTTTCGGATGAAGTCAGCCAGAGATGCGTCATGTCTGAGATCTGCTGGTTGGGTGATGGTCATGAGAAACTTCATGACATTCGGATCAAGATTGAGTGGGGTTCTTCTACTCTCCGTCCCCATTCCAGCCATACTCCTTTGCAATTTCTTCACTTGACTCCTCCACATAGATACGAAGCGCTGTCGTGTTAATGCCGAGATCGTGCGCTCTTACGATATCTGCATCGTTTGGCTTTACCTTGTTCCGGTATTGGAGCATGAGTTGATCAACGAGGTTGACGGACTCTACGGCGTAAGCTGCTCTTTCCTCTGCGTTTGTCATATTATACCTCCTTCCATACCTCCTTGACTTCCTTATGCAGGGCATAGGTTGCCATGATGTTATAGGTTAATGTGTATCTTCGAGAGCCGATGGACAATGCTGTCAGCTTCAGGTGCTTCGATCCGTTCTTTGCGATAAGGTCTTCCACCATCCTGTGGAAGTACTGACGGTAATGTTTGGTTTCCATTTCGCTATAAGGTCTGGATCTGTCTACCACGGGGATCGGCTGACCGGGATTGCTCATGGCCTCACCGATGATACGGAAGACTTCGGCAGTGCTGGCACCTGTGCATCTGTTATAGTCAGCCACCATACCATGGGGAAACATGTTGTCGATATCCTTGGGATTGAGAAGTCTTGAGATTCTGATCATATGTCTGATACCTCCTTGTCGTGTCTGCGCTCCCCAACCTTGGGCAGCCTGAGTTTACCTTTGCTGGATTCCTGAAGGGCATAAACCTGAAAGATCTGATCCACCGGAGAATCCTTGTGCATGTAACCGGGCATATCAACCATGTCATGGTACGTGCAATTCTGATACATCTCTTCGGCAGCATCATGGGTCCAGCCTTTGCCGAGCATGGCCTTGATGATCTTGTCGCCCTTCCATGCAAAGAGAAGGTTGGCGACCTTGCCTTTATACTTGCCGGTGCCTTCCTCCCATCCGACACACTTGAGGTCATAGTCCACACCACGAACCTTCTTCATCTGGCCGTAGCGTTTAAGACCAGCGACCCATCCCTCTTCCGGCTGTTAGAAGTCTCCGCCTTCTTCTCCTGCTGCGATACATTCTGTCACATGCT